ATTTCCTCTTCCTTTTTAGGTACATTTTGAAAACCATATCTACCTATTCGAAAAGTAGTTCCTATTCTAGAATATCCTACACCTTTATCTTTTTTAACAAATTTTAAAGAATCTTCTGAAATATAAAAATCTCTCCAAGGTCTTTCAAGACTACCTATGTCATATATAGGTTCTGCAGAAGCAGAGGGTAATACATGTCCTGCAACTTCTAATGTAGGTTGTGCTCCTATCTGAAATGAATTTAAACCTTGTGTTTCTATTTGCCATCCTCCTATTCCTGTTGATCCTTGTAGATATAATTTTGAAGCAGATATAGTAGAATCAAAGTGTGTTTCTTCTTGAGTAGGGGGTATATTTAAATTGTCTCCTTGTAATTTATATAAATCTCCTTTTTCATTTTTATAAAATACAGTACCTTCTTTAACATTAATAACAATATCATCAGATTTTAAATCTGAAGATATAGGATCTTGGTATTTGATTTTAATAGCCATAATTAAAATTTTATACTTATTTTACCATCTGATATTGTTACTTTACCTGCTGATATTGTTACTTTACCCGCTGGAGGAGGATCATAATCATATGTAACAGCCATATAGTAATGATCTAGGTATGCTTCTGAAGCGGGTGATAAAAATGCTATATGATCAAGTCTAATTCTAAGTGTATTTATGTCATTTTCAGTCCATGCACTTGAACCATCAGATGTAGTACGTGTTGCATATGAAGAATAATCTCCATCTTCATTATCAGCTATTGATGCTGCTTCTGACCACAATTCTGAACTAGAGCCATTTAATATTTTATGATAAAATACATGTGTTCCCCCCTCACCATTAGTACGTCCTTCAAAATAAGGTTTAATACTAGTTATAGAAGTAGGAGTATAAGTCAGATTAGTTAATTCAAAAGTCCAATCTAATGAATTATCCATAGTATTTCTACTATCATTTGATGATACTGTGTTTCCAGGATTAGTTACTCCTGTATTACTAACATCTGAAGCCCATACTAATTGTTCTGTTATTGTTGCCATTAATGGTTTTTATTATAAATATATTAAACTCCAATTACTTGAGATATATTTGCTGTTGCTACACCTTTTATTTGAGATATGTTTGCTGATGCTACTCCTGCTACATCAAATCCATATCCTGATAATACATAAGTAACTTTAATGTATACTTGTTGGAGAATATGCATATGAGGACCTGAAGTACAAGTAATAAATAAATTTAAACCATCTAACCTTGCATCTGTCCATGCATTTGAACCATCATAAGTTGTTCTTTCAGTTAGTGAGTATGTGTTCATTGCACCATTAGCAAGATTAAGGATATTTTCTGAAAATAAAGTTTGATTTGATGAGTTTCTTATTCTTGTTACAATAACACTTGAACCACTTTTAGCATCTAAAGTACCTACTATTATAAGTTGTATTGATGTTATTGAGGCTACTCCTGTGTTATCAAAATCATCAAGTTGCCATATAGCCTTACCTGTTGCACCAAGATTAGTTCTCCAAGTATTAGTAGTTTCACCTTGTGAAAGATGTGAAGCAGTTGTAGAATATGAGGTATTCCATCCATCTGTTGCATCATTTGAAGCTGGATTTAAATATACTATTGCCATATATTATGTTGTGTATTTAATAAACGTACTATCTGGGTTAAACCATATTTGTTTTTCTCCATCACTAGATATTTTATATCCAATAACTCTTATTATATTATTATTACCTGAAGGTTTTGTTACACTACAGTCCCCAGCAGTTGTTGTTAAATATAAAACATCTCCTATATCTCCTGGATCATGATCTAAAGTTACTGTTCCTCTTAATAATATTCCATTAACCGACGCATCAGCTCCTAAAGCTACTCCAAGTAAACCATCTGATTTTGTATTATCATCTGCATCTGCTAATTCCCAATCACCGTCCCCATCGTAATGTACTATTTGTCCTGCCGCTATTGTTTCAGCTTCACCCCCAAAGTAAACAACATCACCACTATGTAAACCTGCTGTATCAGTTGGTACTGAGAACTTTCTATTACCTTCATATATGGTTGATTTTAATAAACCTGATGAAGGGTTATATGTTAAATCTCCATCTGATTCTAATCCTAAATTACCTCCATCTATATCACCTCCTGCTGTAAAAATAATTGCATTTGTTTCGTTTGTGCTTTCATTGTCTGTAATAGTAACTGTTGTTGCAACAGTAGCAGTTCCTGCTGTTGCAGCATTTAAGTTAGCTACTTGGGTAGTTGATGCAACTGTAAATGGAGCTGTTCCAGTAGAAACATCGGATTCAAACGTTTGAGCTCTAAGTTCATGGGATCCTATGTCTAAATCTCCTCCCGCAGTTAATGTTGTTATACCCGAAGAACCTATGACAACAGCGTCGGTACCACCCGCGGTTAAAGTTATAGCATCTGCGCCAAAAGTCACTTTAGTATTTGGGTCATCTGAATGTATTATATCGCTACCAACACTAAGTTTACTAGCGGTTACATCTGTTCTAAAATAAGCGCTACTTGCAGTTATACCACCACTTGATGTTATGTTACTTGAGGCTGTGATCATTCCATCAACATGAAGTATAGTGTGTTCTCCCTCACCTATTAAAGTAGGAGTAAATACTGATTGGCTTGTTGAGAAAGTACCTGATGAAGTTACATTAGATGTAAGATTTAATATACTATTTTCTCCATTTATAGTTGGAGTATATATCGATTGACTTGTTGATATAGTACCTGATGATGTTACATTACCTGTAAGAGTTACTATATTTGTTGCAGAATCTACTACTATATTAGCTGCTGAATCTAAAGTTATACTGTCTGCACTTTCTATTTCTCTTACTAAAATTTTAGCACTTGCACTTACTGTACCTGCTTCTGCATCTATTTCTACTGTTGGGGCTGTAGCTACTTCCTGGAATTTCCATTTAGCAAAACCAGTAATAGTACTACCTGCCATAAAACTACAGCTTATTGTTGTATTAAATAAAAGACCATGAGAACTAGGTTGAGAAAGTGTAAGAAATGATTGAGCTCCATCTTTAAGTCTAATATCACTCCCGTCAGCATTAAGTTCTATATCTCCTGAAGCATCTAATGTTATACTAGACCCTTCAATAGTGTTAGTTGCAACTTTAGTTGCAGTTACAGTTCCTGTAGATGGGTTATAATGAAAATCTCCATCCATTTCTAATCCGTGTTGGCCTGTACTTGTTCCTGCGTCTTCTATAAAAGGTATTAAGTTATTTTCGTCTGTACTTTCATTATCTGTTACTTGGACATGTAATGCATCATTAACTTGAGTATTAGCTATAACAGTTACTATACTAGTACCATCTATTGTAAGACTATCTGTTTCAAGAGTTCCATCTACATCAACATTACCACTAATATCTAAAGCATTTGCTATTACTGTAGCACTTGAACTTATATTTCCATCAGTGTGTATAGCTCCTGATGCTGTTATAAAACCTGATGATGTTATATTACCTATAAATTGATGAGTATCGTCTGTTGTGTCTCCAAATATAGTAGAACCTGATGTAACAACTGTTATACTTTCAGAAACTATATAAGATTGTGCTCTTACGGCACCTGAAACTATAAGATCAGGTCCATCAAGTTTTAAAGGTAGTGCACTACCTGTACCATCATATATGTTTTCACCGTCTGTTTGGAGTACTCTTTGATAAGTATCCTGAATATTTTGATCTGTAAGATTGGGTAGAGTCATTTATAACCATTTTATTTCTTTTTTTGTAATCTTCTTAAAACACCGTTTATAACTTTATTAGTATCTTTTACAGTATTTTCTTTTAAGTAAGTTGCAACTATATTATTAAGTTTATTTCTTTTATATGAAATATTTTTAATGTTAATATTTTCATTTACAAGTAATTTAAGTAAATTAACTACATGTTCTTGTTCAGAGTTAGTAACTTTAACAGTTGCTTCTACAATAGGCTTCTTAAGTGTTTGAGATTTAACTTCTACTGTTACTTTTTTACTTGTTTCTACTTCAAAATCTGATTCCCAAGGTGTAAAAAATGTGTCTTCTGCTATTACTTCTAAACGTATATTACCAGTAGTATCTTCATCGATTAAACCTTTTAATTTTCTAATTGGAATTTCACATTTACCTCCACTAGATATAGAACCGTTAAACATTAAAGAGTAGTCTTGTGTTTCAACTACTAAACGTGCTTTTGATTTTTTTAAACTTGCTCCTTGAAGTTTAATATCACATTCAAAAAGTTCTGATTTATCGGTAAATAATTTGTACATGGTTATAAATATAAAATTATAATTAAAACTTAATATTTTCTGTCATTATTTCAATTCCTAATATTTCTTTTGCTACTAACCTAACATCATTTACTTTTATTTTATAGTCATTAACATATTTTGATTCTTTATATGTTTTCCCTTTTACCTTACAAATAAGTTTTATAAGACGTTTTTTCTTTTCGTCTTCCCACTTTTGCCAAGGCATGTCATCTATTAAGTCACCTCCTCCTCCTGCTGCGGCTTTAATTAATGCTACATCATTCCATGTGTAAGGAATTTTTGACGGTTTAAAACCAGGTTTATATCCTTCACTAGGGGGTGCAGTATTCCATTTAAAGTCTGCATTATTCCATTTTATAGGGAATTTTTCTTCTGACATTTATTATAATATTATAGCAGCAAATGTTGCACTTCCTGCACTAAAAGCAGCATTATCTTCATTACCTAAACTCATAAAAAATCCAGAACCTGTTCCTGATCCTTGACCAAAAGCAGTTGCAGATAAATTATGTGTAGTACAATTAATATTAACTACGTCTGTAGCAGTAACTGATGTATTTTTGATAAAAGTTACTGCTGATTTTGCAATTTTACTTTCTGCTTTACCTGGAATAGTTGGTATTCCTGTAAGTACAAATGTTATAGATCTACCAGATCCTGCATCTATAGTAGCTCCATAAGTACCTACTGTACCCTTTGCTGTTTTTCCAAAATTTAAACCATCAGATCCTAATATAATTCCTTTAGCTACAACATTACCTGTACTAACATTTATATAAGTAAAAGATCCTGATACTCCTTTTATATTAGCAGACGATGTTATATGACCTGTAGCAGAAGCACTTACAAAGCCTATATTACTTGCTGTTATTTGATTTATGGTAAGATCACCACTTCCACTTATATTACCTGTAGATACATTTAAATCTCCTACTACTTCTAAACTCTTACCAACAACAAAAGATGAACCTATACTACCTGTTCCTATTCCTGATCCTGCTAAGAATATTTTTTGTTGTTCAACATATCCTATTTTAGCATAAGAGGCACTAAAAGTACCTGATAGTATTTGAGTACCCGTTTCTGCTAAATTTAATTGAGAGTCTATTAAATCTACATAATTTGATTCATTAGGGGTATCTCCTGATTGGAAATATGTTTTTAATGTTGCTTTTGTTACTTTTGCCATTTTTTATGATTTAATTTTTTGTCTACCAATTTCTCCAAGTCCTATTCCTAGATCTTCTTCTAATGGTTGGGATATTGTTGCTGATTTTTGTAATTTTTCTCTTAATTCTTCTCTAGTTTCTTTAACACCACTTGCATCCATAACAACTTCAGATCCAAAAGTTACTATAGATTTACTAAATGATTTTTTCATATTTTCACTAGCAAGTTTTTTATTTAAACTATCTGGTACTAAATATCCCTGAATAGTTAAACCAAAATTAGATTTTACTGTTCTATTTTCTCCTTGAACTATTTCTGTTATATTGTCATACGTATCTATTTTTGCGTTAAATTTAAATTTTTCTGGATCTCCCCAATAACTATCTGATGTGTAGTTGATCATTTCTATTAATTTATTCATTTGAGCCATATAATCTGTCCATATGGTACATGTGTATTTTAAAATAATATAGTCAGGTATTACTACGGCGTATTTTTCTTTTTGGGGTATTCTGTTTTGTAATACACTAAAATTATCATATCTATTTCTTTTAGAGTATTTTTCTTGGAATGTATAAAAAAATTGTGGATTATTAGCATCTAGTTTATTTCCTAAATCTCTTCGCTTTTCAACACTATCTCTTTTAAACATAATAAGAGGAACTTGTAGTTTACCTTCTTTATCTCTAAAATATCCATCTTTTTGAACTCCTTTCCACCTTTCAGGAGATCCATATATAATAGGAACTAAGGTTCTATTTCCATCTACAATAACTGAAGGTTTTATGACATTGTTAAAATAATACATAATAGATTCATCATGGTCTTGTAATCCTATTGAAACATCTCTTTGAGTATCATCTTTACGTGATATATGGTTGCCTTTATTTATACTTGCTCTATTATCTGGTGGAGGAAATGATCCTTTTTCTACAGGAAACCCTTGAGTTTCTGGAAATTTACCTTGATCAATATTAAAATTAGCAGATAAGTTGTTTCTTAACTTATCATATTGAGATGAAGGTATTGGTCTTCTTGGATTTATATCTTTTTTATCTGCCATTTATTACATTGGGTTTGCTGGGTTATTCCAAGTTAAATTTGTTATCGGGTATGTATCTCCTCTAAGAGGAATTAAATTTAGTTTTTCTACTCTTGATATATGAGCATTAACTATAATAGAAAAACTAGCTCCATGACCTAAATGTCCTGTACCATTCAGCACTGTATCGCCAGACAAACTATAGTTTGGATCTTTTCCCATAATTAGTTGATTTTCTATTTTACTGTCTGCTTCAAAAAAATTGTTTCTAAACAGTATTATGTCTCCTACTTCAGGTACTAAATTTAAGCCTTCAAGTTGGTCTTTTAAAAAACTAAATTTATGATTTTGATTAATATCAGAACCAAAATCATTAGAAGACCATACTTGATCTTCTCTATCTATTAAACATGCAATTTTTATAGGTTCATAATATACTTTACCCATAGATTCCCCATAAACATTACTTGTTGTTTGTTCTAAAGCAAATTTATAATAAGCAACTTCCGTTTGAATAATATCTTTTATTAATTCTTTATTCAAATTATTAAATAATGATATGTCTCTACCTGCTCCAAATAATGCCATTATAATCGTTTTAAAGTTCCTTCTACAAATTTCATTGATTTTACTCCTTGTATTCTTATATCATTTTCCCCTCCATCATTAGTTAAAGTATCATCTAAAAAACCTTGTAACATTTCTTGTGCATCACCTCTTGTTACAAACTTAATTCTAAGTTTCATATATGTATCTCCTCCTTGTTTTTGGATATATTCTTCAGGAGTTATAATAGTTACAATTGTTATTCCTCTTAAAGCTCTAATTTCATTTGTAATATCATAATGAGAAGCTGAAGGGTCAACAAATAAATCAGCTTCAACACTAAAATTATTTAGGACTTCATATAATATTTTTTTTAAACTAATCATACATTATATTTATCTTTCATACTTTCATATACTTCATTTAGGTTTGTTATATCTAAATCAGTTAGATTAAAAGGATTTTCATCTATAAAATCTTTAAGTTCTTGTAGTGTTTCTTGTATTGCCATTTAATGTATATATATTTGGTATGGGTTATCTAATGAATATTGTGTTTGTGTTGCTGCACTTTCATCTCCTGCTCTTTGTGTTTGTGAAAGAGTTGTAGTTGCTTCTAAGTCTTCTCTTAATTGTGCTATTAATGATGATTTTTCTTCTGATGCTTCACTTAATAAACGTGAATAATCTAAAGTAGTATCAGAACCAGGAATAGGTATTGATTGGTATTTACCTCTAATACCTCCTAACATTTCTTTACATAAAGCTAAACAATATTTTCTTATCCATTGTCTACCAGGTTCATTTATAAATGCATATGTAGGTCTTTTATAAGGAGCATTTGATAAATCCGTAATTGTATTATCTGCTTTCGGTAATGCATCTTCTTCTCCTTCTGTTGTATCTTGTGTTAAGTCTGTAGAGCTATTTGCTACTGTATAGTCAAACCAAAGGGTATAATCTTTAGTAGGAATAGGGAATAATTTTAAATATCTACCTGAGGTTAATTCAAAATGATAGGCTGATTTTCTTATTTTATCATTCATTTCAATTGCTTGTAATTTTAAAGCATCAAAATACATAGGCATTAACATAAAGTTCACACCAGGAGAATAATTACCAAATCCAAATGTTTGCATTAATGATTGTATTCCCGTACCTGTACCTGCATAAGGATCAAAATATCTGTTAATAGCCGCAGGAGCATAGTGGTATATTTTTCTTACTACTATTCTTTTACTACGTGCTTGTATTTGAGAACCTGAAATTTCAAATTGTAAACCTGAACTACCTCCTGTAAAAGCAGCTGAAGCTGTAACCCCAGACATATCAGTTACTGTTATTGATGTGTTTCCTCCTTCTCCTTCTGTTTTTTGTGTTAATGTAATATAATGAAATCCTGAAGAACTAAGAGAAGAGCTAATAGTAAATGAATTTTTATGAGGTCCATTTTTTAGAGTTGAAATGAATGAATCAACACTCGCTGATAAATGACCTACATCTCCTGCAAGAGTTCCATCTGGGTTTGTTGCTTCATTTGTTACATCGGCATTTGAACCTGTTTGATGACAACCTAAAATAGTACCACCTGTGACTGTTGGATCTGTACAATGTCCTGGTGAAATACCCACATAACTACCTGTAACAAACTCACCAACACTAGCACTTATGTGTATGTAATTATGATATTCACCTGAACCAGTTTCCATATTAGGTAAAGATGCTCCATTAGGTATTGGGTCTTCTGTATGACCACTCCATCCTCCTGCGGAAGATCCTGTTGTGGCTCTATAATATACTGTTACTCCATTTGTATCTGTTATTTTTATAGATGATGAATGAGGTAATGCTCCAAAAATTTGAGGACCCGATTCATCTGAAGCGTTAGCTCCCCACTCTAGAGTTGTTGATGCATATCCAGGAGAAGTTGATAATAAATCATACCTTTGTTGGTTTCTTTTTACAGATAAAGAAGCTGAGTATGTTTTTTCACCATAACTACCTCCACCACCACCTGATGTTCCTGATCCTACAGAGGCTCCTCCTCCTACAGAACTACCATAAACATCTGATAGATCTATTTGATTTAATCCATTAGGATTATCTGAAGCTGTGCTATAACCTTTTATTCTCCATAAATTATTTATAATTTGAAATTGATAAACTTGAGCTCCATATTCAGATACTGCTTCTTCAAAAGCAGTAAAAAAATTATAATCCTGTAATTCAATATCTACAAGAGGGTATCCTAGTCTTTGAGCACACCATTTAGCTACTAAAGGGGCATCATTAGAAAATTCTTCATCTCCATCATAAAATCCAAAAGCTGTTATGCCTTCTGCCCAAGTTGCAGATCCAGGCCAAATTGGTATGTTTGCCATCTTATATTTAATTTTTCTTTATCT